CCCATAGGTGCAAGTGGTTCTTGCTCATAATTACCAGTTGAGTTCTCATCTTCATATTCAGTATGTTCTAAGACCTCAACATCTCTATCATCAATAAGCATAGAGTATTCGTCATCAGATAATCTTTCATAAGACTCTCTAACCACTCTATCAGAATACTCATGGAAAACTTTTAAAAACCCATTCTTTTCAATCAGGGCATCTTTAATAAAATTATGTAAAAGAACCCACCCATTATTCTTTTTAAAGAAAACATGATTGATATAATCAGTGGACTGTTCAGCTATATCAACATCTTCAACCCCCACTGGCTCACAATGAAACAATTTATTACTTGCAGTAAAAATTCTCATTAAATTTGCCATTAAAGGCTCAACTGCATCTGAAACATCTGATGATATTACCTTTGACCTACCATCAACCTCATTACCCATTGGATTCCCCATGTAGTAGTCCAATGCTCTTTCCCTAGACTTTGATAAATTGCCAGAATAAAACCCTTGTGCATTATGAATATGCTTTCCAACAAGTGCTTTAACTGAATCCTCAGTCATCATTTTTCTTTTTTTCGCCATATTTTAAACTAATCCTATTGATTCTAATTTTAAGGGTTTCGACCAGTCACCTCTATTGCTAGTTCCCATAAATGCCATGCCATATCTCAGTGCATCTGCACAATGACTATGCTCATTATGAGCAGGTCTATCTCTAAAAACCCTATGTCTGCTATCCCATACCTTTGAATATGATTTTAAATGGTTAATACCCTCTGCACATCTGCCCTCATCAAACCAAAAGTTCTCAAACTGATGTCTTACACTCGCAATTCCATCAGCTATGGGTAATTTAGGTGCAACCTCTAGGTCATTAACCCCTAATTCTTGTAAAATTTGTAATCTTGATACCCCTAGTGATAAATCACGCACTCTCACATCATGGGGAACAACAATTTTGCTATAATCGTATGCCTTTTTCTCTAATAAGTCTGCTAAGTAGTTCAAGGACTCACCATTATACTCAACATACTCAAGAAATCGGTACTCATGTTTATGTCTTTGACAAAACCATAGTGATGTTGAGTCATTAATTCCTAAATCTACATAAACCTCAGTCTTTAAATCAACATCTTCATCAATTTTGGTAATCCTGCCCTCATCATAAGCCTTTTGAATGTATGCTCCAAGATAGCTCCCACTCGTATGTTGTTCAAATGAACACTCAAACTCAGATTGATAACTTTCCTCACCCATTGTATTCTTGGCTTGTTCCAATTCTTCTTTTGGTACAACCTTAGTTAAGGAAACTGGCATTAACATTGATGCCCAGTCATCACCACTATCTTCACTTTCAGCATACTTGAAAGTTTTATATAAAATATTTTGCAGTTTAGGTGTTCCAATAAACACACACCTAGTTCTTTCACCCTCTAATTCATCTCTGTCAACCATAGCAGGTCTGACAATCTGATTAAACAATTCCTCGTTCATCATTTGGAACTCATCAAGACACACCATGTCAATGTACCTGCCTCTTAATCGTTCCCCACCATCATTTGCACCCACTAATTGCATACGAGAACCATTTGGGAATGTGCAGTGCAGTTCAGACTGGTTAAATTTCACATTGGGTATTTGTTTTGCCATCATCTGCCAATAGTCAAAATGAATTGCCTTTGCCATACTAATTGTTGGGCAAACAATATATCCTCGCCAATTAGGTTTTTTAGTTCTCAATGCCTCTCTAATAAGATGTTGCGTCAATGCATAACTTTTTCCAAATCTACGGTGACAACACGCAACTACGAACCTATGTTTATCTATCAGTTCATGTAATATCTTTTGATATGGTCTAGGTTTATAATCTAAGATTATTTCTTTCATATTTTAGATATAAAAAAAGGGTCAATTAAGACCCTCTTTTTAATTTATTTAATTAGGTTTAGAAACTTGGGTCTTTATAATATTCTCTACGACCAAGTGTTATTTTAGTGCCACCCTTATTCCATCTTTTTGTTTTTTCGTTCCATATTACTGGTCTATAAATTTTTCTTTGTCCGTTTTCAGTTTCAACAATTTCAGATTTTAAATACTGAACATAAGCATTAATGTCAGGACTATAATCATAGCCAGTTCTTTCTTTATTAGGTGTATAGTCATCTTTTTGAACACCTAAAATTTCATATCCTTTGTTATCCCAGTTTTTTATTACTGAACATACTGAATATGGATAGCAGTCTGACCACATATATTCAGTGCCACCAAATCCAACTTTCATGTCAAAGTCAGTAGGAAACGCACAATGTTTTTCTTGTATTCTGTTTATTAGGCTTCCGTAAGTTTCTTTTGTAGTTAAGTTCATTATATTATCCTTTTTTTATTTTATTATTATTTGATAATATAAATATAGTCATTATTGGCTACATTGTCAATAAATGACAACAAATTATTTTAGTGAATAGTCACATTTTTGGGTAAAAAGTTAAGAATACTTAAAAAGTCATCTAAACCCCCAGTATTTTGGCTATATAGCTCAATTTTTTTCTTTGCTAGGGTATAGTGTAAATCATCAGCAAATGCCTCTCTATCTGCCATTGATTTAAACCCCCCTACTGTTAGAACTACAATATCCAAGTCGTCATCTAATAAAACATTGAATATATAGTTGTCTTTCATTTCCATGTATGAACCCTCTCTTTGTGTATGTTAACTACCCAATGATAATCACCACAAACTATATTTTTTTTTGGGGTGTCATCTCAAAAACAAACCCCCCATATTTAGTATGTCAGACCAAAAAACATACTACATATAGTATCTGGCAGAAATCTGCGATAAATAATGAGTAAACAATATTGCCTAAATAGTTTATGTCTATATATTTCAATTACTTAGCATAGAATGTTCACCTCTTTTTTGGTGAACGAATATGTCTAACTATTTGATACTACTATATATTGTATATATCTCGCTGATACATACTATATATAGATTTTTCCCAGTTTTTCTTGACTCATGGACTCTGGTCAATTTTATATTCGCAACTCAGGTCTTTGGATTGGCAAGTGATTGAAAACATTAGTGCTTAGTCTTTCCAACTAATCCTGAATGACTCATCTTTAGCATTAGAAACTTGTATTTGTTGGCTCGTTCCATAGTTCTTTGGCATTAATTTGCTCAATTCCCACTGTATATTTGCTGATTTAATCTTCAATAAGTTTACCCTACTCATGCTTACTGCTTTAGGGTCTATGCTATCTGCAACACATTTATCTAGTTCATCTTTAATTTCAGCTAACTGATAGTCCAATGCACTAATCTTTGCCTGATGATAGCGATTAAGTAAGGCTTGGTCTTTAGCTAACCAATTAGACCATGATTGAAAAGATATAGGGTCATCTAATCCTGATAAGACTTTCTTAATAGTCTTACCATTCATTACACCTTTGATAACCTCATCAATAACTGCCTTGCTTTTCTTAGCCATTAAGAACCGATAATAGATGCAATAATAATTACTACAACAACTGCACCAATTATCTTGTATTTCTTATCTAAATCTTCCCATTTCCATCTTAATTCATTGAATTTATCTTCAATCCAATACTTAAATTGTTCCATGATTCGTTCCTTATTAATTGATTTGTTTGAATAAACTAAGCATTGAATATACCTAGTGCAAAATTATAACAACATTTAGTCTAATTTTCCTTGATTCGTCAAGATAAGGTACGATTTAATTGTATCGCAACCTGCCTTATTAATCTTGTTTACCAAGTCAACAACTATTCCCAAGTATCTATTTCTAATTGTTTCATGTGAAACTCCATAAAGATGACCTAACTTTCTATAACTATGATTAGGTCTAAGGTACAACAATTTTCTATCTTCTAAGGGCAGGGTTAAGCCTAAGTCTAAACAAGTACTATAATCATCAAAATTGTGTCTTAAAAGGGTAATCCTCTGCTTTGGTTTCTCTTTCCATTTCTTACTATGAACCATATCACTGAACTCATGGCGATACTCCCACCTCATTGTCTGCATACCTAACTGTTTAGGTTTTACTGAGGGTAAATGCTTATCTACGAACCAAAACTGCTCGAATAGGTCTATTATGTCTGTTATCTTTACACCCAAACCTGATTAGTCCTTATCTAAGATATATTCATTTATTATCTTTTCTTTTTCAGATGGGCTTATGGTAGCTTGTAATTTCAATATCATGTGATTGTATCTGCTCTTTTTCTTATTTCTTTCTATTGCGTTTAAGTATGCAGGGTTTGAGTATTTTGATGTCTTGCTTATTAATCTTTTTAATTCCCTTAGTTTGTTTGTTTTGGTTGGATTAATACTCTGCTTATTCTTGTAGTCCTTAATCAAGTCAATATTCTTACCCTTAAACATTTAATCCTCTTATTTTAGTATATTTAAAGAGTCTTATTAGTGAGTACTCCAGTACCCACCCCATGAGTATTCTAGTACCCATGCTATGCCATTTCCTTTTAAAAATAATCATAGGCTCTGACATATTTTATATCCCCAGTGTAATTTCTTTTATAATGTATGCACCCAATCGAGAACCCAAAAGGGAATCCATGCTTATTGCCACCCCCCATGTGTACTATTTCTTTAATATCACCATACTCTTTAATCTTAATATCTAGCTTTTTACCCTTAAAAACTTTGTTTAATGGGCAAAAAAAGACAATGTTGTCTGCTATTTCAAATGCTTTAATTAAGAATTTATCAAAAATACTATAAGGTGGATTAGTTATTATCCATTCAACTTTCCTATCATAATCAAAAAAATCTCTACCTTGAGTTATCTCACACCAGTCTTTATCGCCATTAAACTCATCATAGAATGAGCCATCACCCTTACAAGCCTCACACCTACCACCCTTAACATTAAAACTAAACCGACCTGACTTGTAGCCTCTGGATCTTGATTCTAGTG